TTTATTAGTAAAATAAGCGTGTTATTAGGAATAGAGGTATATTGTTAGTGATAGAGATATATTGGAAGTGATAGAGATATGTTGCTGCCCCTCTACACAACAAAAAGTCAAGTTTTTACAATAAAAATTTAAAAATTATTAAATTTTAAATAGAAAATGTACGAAAAACGTATACATATATACATTTTAAATGTATACGTATATAAAAATAAATAACCGCAATAAAAAAACAGGTCATTCGACCTGTTTTTCGTATACGTTTTACGTATACTAAGCCTTGGTGTAACCCTTAGCCTTTCCCTTACCCTTCACCTTAATGTCGGTCTTAACAATCGACTCGGCGATCTCCGGCATCCTCATCAGAGCGGAAGCCTTCTGAGTAGAGATACCGTAGGCTTCTCCAATCTCAGTAGCCGTCTTCGGCTCATCGGACAGGAACTCGGCGACAATCTTCTGCGCCAGCTCGGCGTTCTCGATGTGCTTCTCGGAGGTCTTCGCCTTTCTCTTGGCGTTAGAAGCATCGAGCTTTGTGATTTCCGCTTCAGCGAAAGCAGTCAGCTCAGCATCAGCGTTCAGTGCAATAACAGCGTTCAGGAATTCTCTCTTAGTCATAGCATACTCTCTTTCTAGCGTAGGTCGCTACCCAGTTACATTGGTTTTACTTTAGAGGGAAGTTACTTTTTCCTCTCTTCATCTTACATATATATTATAGCGAATTTTTGAGGTTTTTTCAAATTTTTATTTGTTACTTCCTGCGTTGGGACTGCGCCGTCCCGCTTCACTACAGGCTTTTTATTTGATCTCTCCCTCACTTTCTATATATAGTATACTAGGATTTTAAAAATAGTTCAAAATTTAAGAGGTAATGGAGCGGCTGCGCCCAGAAAATTTGACAAAATAAATCAACTTTTTAGAAAAAATTATTGAGAATTTGACTTTTAAAGTCAAATTTTTTCTAACGAAAACGCAGGATTTTTAAAAAATAATTAAAAAATTTGACAAGAAAAGTCAAATTCGCAGCTCTTTTCCGCCGCGAAAACAAACGCAGCTCCTTGAAGCGGAATGAAAACCGCCCATCGCAGCTTTTTCGCAGCTCTTTGGCGCACCGCGTGTCCGCGCAGCAGCTGCTGCCGAATCGCAGGATTTTGCAGCTCCTTTGAAATTTCAACGACTGCGCCGCTTCACTGCCGTGGGCTGCCACTGACGGCAGACCATATACAATATACTGTATACACCATTTAATGGAAGTGCTGGAAAAATTTTCCGCTGCCGTCGCATCCGCTGGCAAAATTTGACAGAAATGGTAAAATCTGGAAGGGCCCGGGCAATTGGTAGAATATGGAAATGACCCGGGCAGAAATGGCCCGGGCAAAAACGGTCCGGGCGCATCGAACATATGTTCGTCTTTGAAAATAAAAAAAGAGAACTTGCGTTCTCTTTTCGGTTTACCGTATCATTTTATTGTCAACGGCGGCGACTACATCATCACAGTAATTGGTATAAGGATTGTATACAAAGTAGGAAGTAACTCTTTTTCCTTTTTTTACCTTTTTGTTGTATGCTACATAGTAATGACCTTTCTTGGTGAAACCACCACCTTTTCCGTTGGAAATTGTAGTACACTTTTCGATGTATACAATTCCTTTACCTTTGCGGTGAAGAATTTTTTTCCATCCCCTTTTGTTAAGAGTGATAAATCTAATTTTGCACTTGGGATAGTTTGCTTTTGCATAAGCAACGGCAAGATTGCGATTTGTGACTAAATTAGAATCATAAACTTCGTCTACGTTCCAATGGTCGTAATATTCATTGTAAAAATATTCCTCGCCTGCAAGATATTCTGTGTTGCACTCACCTTTATTGTATCCATATCTTGGGTCAACATTTGGCTTTTCATAAGTCATGTAATTATGAGAGTTAATGCCTTTTGGCATTGCGTCAACTTCAGAAGTAGAAAACAGACCTACTGCGATAAAGATAAGTGCGATTGTGATATAAATGATTGCTTTGATATTCATGGTATTTTCTCCTTTCCTTTACTGTAACTAAAGTATAGCATATAAGAAATGAAAAGTCAATACCTAAATTTATATTCGCAATATTCTGACAATTCTTGCGCCCGGGCCGCCGAGAACATATGTTCGTATAAAAAAAAATAAGGGTAAATAATTACCCTTATTCGTAATTTTTATATGTGCCGAATAAAGAATGGAATCTTGTAAGGACTTCGTGGAAGAATTTGTCATCTTTGGCAATATCTTCAAAGTCTTCTTTCGTTGGTTCATCGGGAACTATTAGAATCCATGACATATAACATTCTTCGTCATTCATACACATCATTATTGAATGAAGTTTAGTTAGTAACTCTACTCTTGATTTAATTAAATAAGTATTCATTTTTTTATCTCCTTTCCTTATCTTCAATAGTATTATAGCAAATAAAAGTTAATTTGTCAACCCCAAAATAAATATTCATAATTGTCTGACAATTCAATTCGACCCGGGCGGGAGCACGCATCGCCTAATGCCGATATACGATATGCTCCGTTAAAAAATTGGAGCATCGATTCCGATGCTCCCATCAGTTTTACTCTCCTTTCTCCGCGATTTCCTTTTTCTTCCTGCGGATTTCTGCGTCACGCTCCATCTTACGCTTTTTCTTTTCGGCGTTCTCTTTCGCCTTGCGTTCCTTTTCCTTGAGTTTCATTTCGTATTCCTCTGCCATAGAGTAACCGTCATAAGGCTCTGTACCCTTATTCGCTCCTGTGGGAACTTTTACGGTGATAACAATGAAGTCCTCGTTGCCCTCGCAACCTACAACGGGAATTGCAATCTCGTTGGACTTGACACGAAGAACCTCATCCTCTTTAGAGAGATAGTGAATCAGTGCGTTGAGATAACCTTCTCTGAGCATTTCTCTTTCTACTTTTCTTGATACTGCCATAGTGATTTCTCCTTTCTTACTTCCTTTATCTTGACTAAAGTATACCATACTTTTCTGATGTTGTCAAGAACTTTTTCAAACTTTTTTAAGATTTTTAAGTTAAAGAAACTTGATTCTTTTCTTATTTTCTATATATATTATATCATAAAATTTTAATTTTGTCAATAGATTTTAAGAAATTCAGAATATTAAAATAATTCTGAATTTTCTGAAAATTTCGCGGGAGCACGGAGCATGGGAGCACGGATCGCCCATCGTTAATAGGCGATCTGGGGCGGCGCCCGGGCGAAAAAAAACAGGGCAAGATGCGTCCATCTCGCCCTCGTTCCTATCCACTTTCAGAACGTTGTGCCTTATTGCTATCGCGCCCGTGGTGGAAGGCTATGGCGCGGTGAGTTGTGCACACTCACATTTCGGCTTAATTTCTGTCATCGCGCCTTGCCATCGGCGCTTTGGTTTGGATTTTCATTTGGGTTATCTCCTTTCTGTGATTATATATTATCACATTTAGTGTAACTTGTCAACTCTTTTTATAAAATTTTAATTTTCTGATAATTACATCGGCCCGGGCGCGGAGCACGGATGCTCCTGTGCTCCACTTCGTTTATGCTCCGAAGGCTAATTTTCTCATTGGCTTGTGCTGTCTAATACAGTGAGCAAAGATTTCTTTTTCAATCATTACATCTGCAAGCCCTGTATGCTCCTCGATGAAGTCATGCTCCCCACTGATATATCTGTAAAGGATTTCGGCTGTTTTTCTAACCCTACCATTTTTTGTAAGGTATCCGTTGGAGTAACAAAATTCTTTATAATGGACTTGTTTACAAATGGTATCATTTGCCATTTTCATTGTATCCCAAAGTTCTACACCGTAAGGGATGAACCATCTGTATTTTGATTTGGTCAAATATCTCTGCGTTTTAGTGGTTGACCGATAGTCAAAGCGTGCATTGTGGGCAACCATCGCTTTAATATTGTATTTTCTTGCCAACTCGTTGATGTACTTCTTTGCGGTGGAGTATTTGACAATCTTGCGTTCTCCGTTTGCTATCTGCTTTTCATACATCGGAATTTTTTCCGCATAATATGCTGATTTCATTAAGTCCTTCATCTCACAAAAGACCTCGAAAATAACGAATGAAAAGGTCTCATATACATTACCTTTTTTATCCACTACTGCACCGCCAATATCGTATACAATGGGGTCATCAAGACCATTTGCGGTTTCGGTATCGAATACGATGAAATAATTTTTGCGTCTGTCAATTTTCTGTGTCATGTTTGTTTCTCCTTTCCTTTGAACAATTATATATTACCATATAAGAAGAAGAAAGTCAACCCCTTTTCAAATGTTTTTTAATTCTGAATATTCTGAAAACGGGAGCACGGCGCCCGGGCGAAGACGAACAGTTGTTCGTCTTCTATTTAGTCTTCGAAATGAAATGCGTCGAAATTGTCAATATAATAAGATTCTTCCATCCCGCAAGGGTCACTCACGTAAATTTCATAAAAAAGTTTTTTTACTTCTTCAAAGGCAACACGAAATTTTTCGACTGCTTCTTCTCTCTCTTCATCCCTTCTCTGTTCGAGAATTGTGTTGATATTGTTTCTGATTTCAAAGAGTTCTTCATTTGTCATTTCATTATAATCTTTCATTTTCTTTTCTCCTTTCTTTATGGTGGAGATGATGAGGAGTCGAACCTCACGCACCAATAGGTACTTATTTCCCTGTAAGAGGAGTTACCGTTATTCTTACTTTTCATCCCCTTGTTGTATCTATATAATACCATAGTATTATACGATTGTCAACCCTTTTTTTAAATGTTTAAATATTCTGAAAATTAGCCTCGGCCCGGGCCGACCCGGCCGCGAACGTATGTTCGCTTTGGCGATAGTAAAAAAGGTTGACTAATGTCAACCTTTTGGGTGGGAGTTACGCTCATGCGAGAGCGTAACCCTTGACCTTGCCCTTTCCCTTGACCTTGATTTCGGAAACTGCAAGTCCCTCAATCTGACGGAGAAGAGCACTCGCCTTCTGCGTTGAGATTTCAACCTTTTCGGCAATCTCACTTGCACTCTGTGGCTCATGGGTGAGAACTTCCTTAATCTTTACCTTGATGGGTTCGTTGGCGAGTGCCGTCTTCGACGGTGAGTTCTTTCTCTTGGCGTTCTTCTCGTCCATCTTGACGATTTCATGCTTCGCCATTTCGATGATTTCCTCGTTGATGTTGCCGTTGATGATTGCTTCAAACATTTCTCTCTTAGTCATTTTGTACCTACTTTCTCGTGGATGGTCACGACCCTTTTTAACTACTTGGGAGTTCCTGTCTCCCTTCCTTTATCTTGTCTTTATTATATCAGACTTTTTACTGTCTGTCAAGACCTTTTTTTAATTTTTTTTAATTTGACTTGTCAAAGGGTGATGGAACATTTCGTCAGTCGAGCATCGTTTAAAGAGTTTTCCTCATGTGGGGCGGTCTGCTCTCCCTTTGACAATTATATTATAAGCGAAAATCAATAAAAAGTCAAGAACTTTCTTCAATGTATATTGTATACATGAAGCGGCGCCCGGGCCACGAACGTATGTTCGTGGACAGAACAAAAAAAGGACAGACGTTTGTCTGCCCTTGTCTTGGTTAGATGGCTACGAAGTAACACTTCTGCTTGCCCTTTCCCTTAACCTTGACCTCACCAACGGAAATCTTACCATCTGCGACCAACTGTCTGCACAGTGCTGACGCTTTCTGCGTGGAGATTCCGATTTCTTCGGCAACTTCACTCGCCGTCTTGGGACCATCGACCCCTGCGAGTGCATTGAGCCACTCGACAATCTTTGCCTTAATTGGCTCGTTAGCGATGGCTGTCTTGGACGGAGTGTGAGAACGCTTTGCGTTTCTTGCGTCCATCTTTTCGATTTCTACCTTTGCGAACTCTGCGATTTCGGTTACTTCTACGTTAGCGATTACTGCGTTCAGAAACTCTCTCTTTGTCATCATTGTACTTTCCTTTCTGACCCTTAAGGTGGTTGTCATCCCTTTCCTTTATTGTGTCTTTATTATATCATCTTTGCTTTAACTTGTCAAGTCTTTTCTAGAACTTTTCTACTTTTATTTCTTCGATTTCTCCATCATCTACGATTCCGAAAAAGTCAAGTGCAGTAGCGATAGCGATTGCACTATGGGAACATTCGATTACTCTTTCGAAGTATCCGTTGATTTTTACTACATATACTCCCATTTTTTTTCTCCTTTCTGTGATTTTATTCTATCACATTTTGTCTTGTTTGTCAAGACTTTTTTTTAATTTTTTGCGGTTTACCGTCACCGCCTTTTTATGTTACGGCTTGGGGAGCATCTTCTTTATTATCTCCCTTGTTGTATATATATTACCACCTTTGGTGGCGAATGTCAACAACTTTCTTTGATGAATACTGTATACATTTCTTTTATACTTTAATTGACTAAAGCGGCGCCCGGGCGGAAAAGAACGAGTGTTCACTCGTCCAATTCGCTACCAAAGAGATAATCAACTATGAATCCAAGTGGCAAAAGTGTCGCACCTGTTAATAATTCTAACATAGTCATGGTATCCATTTTATGCCCTCCTTTCTTTTCTTTCGGCAATCTTATCTACAATCCAGAAAATTGTGAATGGGAGTTCTCTCTTATCAGTTCCGTATACTCTGACCATTTCGAATATCGAAACTATGAAGTATAAGAACAGTATTGCGAAAGTGTAACCGATAATCATATTTAACATTGTTTTGTTCTCCTTTCCTCTCTGTGATTATATGATACTACAAGTAAAGCGAAAAGTCAACCCCTAAATTGTATTTAAAATGTTTTTTCTATGGCCCGGGCGCCGAGAACGTATGTTTGCGGTTTACATAAAAGAAATGGCTTACATTATGTAAACCATTTCCTATATATGGAAAGGAGGAAAGTTAATTGCTATTTTTTTCCTTTGTTTCGATGGCACAATACTTGATGGAATAATTATCCAATATGGATTTAATCATTTCACTTTCTTTCTGCGTATTGCTAAAGATTTGAAGTGTATACAATTCGTTTTCTACAACAGTAGTATAAACTAATTTTACATTGGCACTTTTAAGAAGAGAAACAACATTCTCTAATTTTTCATTAGTAACCTTTGCGGTGGCATTGAATATCCACATTTTTTCTTTGGTAATTTTTTCCTCGCCTAATTTAATGGCGAATACTCCGATAAAGTTCACAATAGCAACGGCGATAATCTTCAATGCGAGTGGCATTTCGTACGTTGCCGTAATAACGATAATAACCGTGTAATATCCATAACAAAGTGCGTTCATGATACTTGCAATCCACTTGCCGCCCTTTACGGTGGTGAGTGACCTTGCCGTATTTATCAATACGTTGATAAAGTTAAGGATAACGAACTGCCAAAATAATGTTGATGTGATAACCGTAGTAATTGTCATATGTTTTCCTCTCTTTCTTTTGTTGACATTATTATATCACTTTTATTGGAACTTGTCAAGAATTTTTTTCACTCTTTTTTAATTCTTCGCAAGCGATTTTTAATGCTTCTTTAGAACTTGGAGTAATTGCCATCATATCAATAAGTCCGATTAAATCTAATTCTTCGATTCTCTTAATTGCTTCTTTTTTAGTCATTTTCTTGTCCTCCCTTTCTGTAATTATATGATACCATAGACTTTCTAAAAAGTCAACCCCTAATTAAAAGAAAAAATATTCTGAAAATTTCGGGCGCCCGGGCGAATCGTCAGAATTTTCTGAAAATTATTTTGAAAAAATAAAGGAAGCCTTGCGACTTCCTTTTATTTCCATTAGGCTCATGCTACGCTGTAAGCCTTCTGTGTTCCCTTGCCCTTGACCTTGACGTCTTCGACCTTGAGAACGCCATCGCCGACCATCTGCCGACAAAGTGCCGATGCCTTCTGAGTGGAAATTCCTACCAATTCAGCAACTTCCTTGGCGAGTTTCGGCTCCTCGCCAATCACTTCGGCAATCTGTGCCTTGATTGGCTCGTTTTCCTTTGCCCTCTTGGACTTTTCGCCTGCACGCTTTGCGTTGCGAGCATCCATCTTTTCGATTTCAGACTTGGCAAATTCTACCATTTCCTCGACTTCAACCTGTGCGATTACCATTTCCAGAAATTCTCTCTTAGTCATTTTGTACCTACTTTCTCACGTTGGTCGTGACCCTTTTTACTTTGGACTTTTGGGAAGTTCCTGTCTTCCCTTTTCTCTTTTGTGTCTTTATTATATCAGATTTTCGGAAATCTGTCAAGACCTTTTTTTAATTTTTTATTTTTTTGAAAAGTTTTCGGGACACTCGCCTTTACATCGTTAGTTAGACATCACAGTGAGGTAACTTTTCGAGAAACTCTCCTGTCCACATTTTTATTGTATCACATCTTGTGATATTTGTCAAGAAGTTTTTAAGATTTTTTAACTTTTTTTTCGGAAGTTTTTTATCTCTTTCCCTCTTGACAATTATATTATACGATAAAATTCTAAAAAAGTCAACTACTTTTTATGAAAAAATTATAGAAAAATAATTTTGAATTTTGGGAGTCTTCTGAATTTTCTGAAAATTTCGGCGCCCGGGCCAATCCGAATTTTGGGAAGTTATGGGAGCGTGAAGCGGCCCGGGCGCACTCGAAGTCAGAATATTTGGAAAAATTCTAAAAATTTTTAGGAAAATTTATCGGAAAATAAAAAATATCCCAAGAAATATTGGGATATTTTGTAAAAATTTTTCAAAATTACATGAATACAGAAAAGAAATTCCAATCTGTCAACGGATAGCCACTAAGATTTTTACATACTACCTCAAGATACGAAAGAAGAAACCATGACATAAAGGTAATTCCTGGACCGTATAAAAGTACCTCGAGAAACCTTTTCATTAAACTCTTATTCATACTAATTTCCACCCCCATTCTTCCTGTGCATCAATCAGACTTTCAATAGTCCAAATTGCTTTTTGAATATCGACTCTTTCAATAAGTTCGCCTGTATAAGTGTTGACTAACGAATCCGCATTTTCTTCTTTCATTTTGACGAGAATTTCGGTGAGCGTATAATTACCGAAAGCCAACCATGCCCTGTCATCAGATGTAACTTTCATAACTACTGTACTATTAAACTGTGCCATATCTTTTCTCTCCTTTCTTTACTGTACCTATACTATACCACAAGTATAGTATAATGTCAACCCCTTTTTATAAAAAAATATATCGTTAATTTATTCACAAGGCGGCCCGGGCGCCGAGAACATATGTTCTCTACATAAGGCGAGAACGAACAACTTTTATTGTTGTTGTTCGTTCTCTTTATAAAGGTAAAGGGTGAAAGAAATAGACTATTCGATGTTCTTTAAGACTTCCATAATCTGACATTCATCATAAGCCTTGCCTTTCCAATTTTTTCTATTCGGCATTTCATCATCAAACAGAATACCGTTGGGGAAATCTACCACTTCTTCTTTCGGTGTGCCATACTTTACAATATGAATTTCATCGAACTGAACGCTTTTCAAGTGAACTTTCAACCAATGAATTTTCGTTGCCGTAACCTTTCTATCGAATTCTTCGTTGGAATTTTTTGCCAACCAACTTACAATCCCAATTTTATATCCGTTTTTCTGAAGCCTATTGAGAACCTTTGCAAGTGCCGACAGCCGCAAGAGCGGAGCTGCCTGAGCGTAAGGGCGAGGGTCACAGCTTTCTAAGCAGCTCAGCCACCCATCTACACCATAGAAGTTTGCAATCGTGCCATCCATATCGAAGTAAATTGCCTTGGTCATTTCTTTGTCCTCTCTTTCCTTATCTCTGTATAAAGTATAGCACAAGTGCGACCGATTGTCAAGCAATTTATAAAAAGAAATACAATTCAGAATAGTCTGAAAATTCGCGGCCCGGGCCGAGTCAATGTGCGAGAACGTATGTTCGTCTGAAGCGGCCCGGGCAAAGATTAGTATGAACATATGTTCGTTATTGCCCGGGCGAAAAAAAAGAGTTAAAAGACTTTAACTCTTTCCTTATTAAAGAATCTCTTATTGAGGAAGCAACCGCCTTTTGCGAAAAATTCATAACGTTCTTCCTCGTCATTGGTAACTACTCTTGTAATATAAGCATTTTTTTCTTTTGCAATCGCTTTCGCCTTTGTCCAAACAGTTCCGAAAGCCTCTGTGTCAGTTCCGATGATTTCGATTTCGTTTACGAAGTAGGTGAATTTTTTCATTGTAGCTCTCCTTTTTTCTTTATTATATCATAGGTTGTTCAGGTTGTCAACAGTTTTTTTCGCTTCCGCCCGGCTGAGCGGGAGGCTTATGCCTCCTCCGCTCTCATCTTCATCATCTGCTTTTCGTTGATGAAGCTCGCCTTTTCGAATTTAATCTGATAAGCAATTCCGTCTACTGTCAGGTCACCGTCATCGGTAAAGGGGACGTTGTCCTTTTCCCATTCCTGACCGTTCAGCTCGGTTATCAGCTTTTCGAAGATTTCGCCTTTATTGTACTTGCTTTCGCTTGCCAGCTCATCGAAGAACTTTTCAGAACAGAGGACCTTTGCTCCCATGCTCATCAGCAGAGCTTTTTGTCCCTTGTTGGGCTTGAACCGAAGTGCATACCCAGCTCCGCGGCTCGCCTTGTCCAGCTTCAGCAGCTCCGGCAGGATTTCCGCCGTGACTACGACGAACCAGATATTTCCAGCAGCTCTAAAGCCGAAGATGTAATTGTGAGTGAAAGCCTTGTCGTTGTAAAATCTAATCATCATGTTTTTAAGTGTTGCGTTCATTGTTTTGTTCTCCTTTCCTTTTGTCAAGTATATAGTACCATACCTGACCGACAGATTCAACCCCAAAATAGCAAAAAAACCGCAAAGATTTTTGCATTTTACATTGAATTGTGAAACAATTTTAATTCCGTTATTTTGGCATGATACTTGCATAGATCGCCCGGGCGGAATGAACCGAAAACGGTTCGATTCATAAATGAATCGAACCGAATCCGACTCAGTTAGTTAAGCGGAACTAACTCGGGTCGGCGGCTGTCGTGTATACAGTATACTGCATACTGCATACTGCGTACTGTATACACGTCAGAATAGTCTGACAATTCAAAAGAACGTATGTTCGTGCATAATTATGCAAACGTATGTTCGCACGAACACTTGTTAACTATTCCGATAATTAGTTTATACGGAATAGTTAAAAGGTGTGAAGCGGAGAAAACGTTGAAATTCCAACGTTTTCAACTATTCCGATAATATATTATATCGGCATAGTAAACGTATGTTCGCGTTTGCGTTCCGGTTCGAATGTATATTCATACATAGACCTGTATAAACGATGTATAAAAGAACGTATGTTCGCTGAACATATGTTCGTTTGCGAACGTATGTTCGTTTTCGCGTACTGTATACTGTATACTGTATACACAATACAATATAAATACAATTCTTTAGTCTGGTAAAGTGGTAACGCGTTAATTCTTTATTACTTTAGCGTACTAAAGTATACCATTCTGGGATACTTTAGTACGCTAAACTTCTAAACTTTAATGCGTTAAAGTGGACCGCGGCGGTACACTTTATTGCTTTAACGTATTAAAATATACCAGAATGGTATACTTTAATACGTTAAAACTTTAGTGTGGTGAAGCGGATATTGTTGTATTGTGCATACTAAATACATTGATGGTAAAATGTGGTAAAATCGCTGTAATCGAAAAATAGGCCGTTATATGACTATACGAAAGAAAAATAAAACTGCTTTTTAGATTGTATAAATACAAAATTTTAATCGAGAGGGCCGAAAAACGCCGATTTGAGCGACTTTTTTCAATTTACCTTACTTTAATACCTTGACGCTGAAAACGGCGGAAAATCGCTTCATCACTCTAAAGTGATGAAGCGGTTAATACAAAAAGAGTCTTTTAGACTCTTTCCTCGAACCATCTTATCATTTTACCACTTTCCTTTATAAGTCTTACGACCTTTCTATCGTTCAATCTTCCGAACTCTTTAACGAACTCTTTGAACTCTTCTTTGTCCATGTTGTACACAATTACTTCCTCGTCAATGATTAACACATAATCCCAATTGTTTGAATGTACTCTTTCAAAGTATTCTTTCATAATCTCGTCAACACTCTCGCCTTTAATCGGGCTAATGGTTGCGCCGTTTGACTTAACGCTTGTGTTCGTTTCTTCAATATCACTTCCTTTATCAAACGGTGTGTTTGCGTCTTTCTCACACTTGAACCCTGCGACCGCCTTTCTAATTGCTTCTTTGAACTCGCCTGCATTCATCCAATGAATGTTGTCAAATGTATACGGTGCGCCCTTGTGTTCCGGATTATAAGTGTACTCTACGTTGATTGTTGCGGTTGTCTTTTTCATTTTCTTTACCTTTCCTTTCCTTATCTCTGTTATCATTATACTGCTAATGGCCGGACTTGTCAACCACTAATTGAAAAAAACTTTTTTTATTTTTTTTCATTTTACCTATTGACAAATAAACCGGACTTTGCTATACTATAATCACAGAAAGGGAAAACAAAAGAAAGGAAAGGTAAAGAAAATGAAAAAGAATGAAAAGATGATGAAAGTGACCTACACAAACAGAAACAACAAGACTCGTACCGAAGTAATGAATCTTGATAAGTATTGCCAGTTAGTTCAATCTCTGGTCTGGACCAAAGGAAGAATCGACGAAGTCGAACATCTCTAAAAAGACTCTAACGAGTCTTTTTTATTTTGGGAAGTCATACCCGTTAAATATTTAACAATCAGTTAAAGGAACCAACCCATTTTTCCAAAAAATTCCATGGGTATTTCTGGAAATGAAATCCCAAAATTTTCCAGTACCGAAAATATATGTTTATTGTTTTCAGAATATTCTGAAAATTTAACTCGGCGGTTAAACACGTCTAACTTTTGTCCGCCGTGACCGGGCGGTGGTTCTGGGAGGAACTGGAAATGGAGTTAGACGCATCTTACGGCCCTGGAAAATAATCTCCACGAAGTAAAATTTTAATCTCCACGAAATAAAAATTTCATCCACGAAATAAAAAATCCAAATAAAAAGAATACTACTAAACGTAGTATCCTCTTCTAACACCCTTGCCTTTAACCTTCATCTCTGTCGCCTGTATACGACCTTCGCGCACCAAACTCGTACAAATTGCCGTGAACCGCTGTCTTGTAAGCTCCGGCGCTACCTCAGCCATTATATCAGCCACCGTATACGGTTGACCGGGGTTACCTTGTAGGAGTTCACAAACTCGATCCCCATAGGCCCTATTCTCCTTATATAACTCTGTTTCTTTCGACCTCGCCAATGTCCGCGCGCCCTGTGCTTTTAACTTCTCCAGTTCTACCTTACATTCCTCAATCAATTCCTCAGTTATATTACCGTTAATTACGGCTTCAAGCCTTTCTTTCCGTGTCATTCATCTTCCTCCATTAATAAATTTTTTATATTTTTTAATATATACATTTATACTTCATTATTCTCTCTGCGTTCACCCCATGAACAATAATCATTATCCTCCGCATCAATAATGCATATAGGAAGGTCCTCTCCATTATCACGATACTTACAATCTTTACATCTAACTACCTCTACAGCATCTACGGTTGGAGTATTCATAATCTGTTCAAGAACGTCAATTACGTGCACTATCTCTCCAAGATTCCTAATAAATTGTGCCTTCAAATTGCACATGTTATACATATCATTAAAGAGCTTATCTGCATCAATCAATCTCATATTTCGCCTTTCTACTTAATATCACAATTCTCTCTATATAATCCATCATTAATTATAATCATGCCTTGCGGATGTGTATGTTCATACTTTGAGTTACTAATAAATAATTTTAGTCTACAATTTTCACCATCTTTAAACTCGCATTTCGAACAATTAAAGTGTGGTTCATCGTCTGTTTCTCTATCACACCAAATCGATCTGACTACTTCAAGCAATGTCTTTGCAATCCATTCTCTTTTAATATCTACCATTCTTTTTCACTACCCTTTCCCGGTTCTGCCCGTTTATTCCATGCTTCGATTGCGTCTGTCATTGCTTTTTCAACATCAAGAAAAACGCAAGTCTTTGCTATCTTTAAGCGTACAGTTTTATAAGTTCCACATGATGAACACACAATGCTGAAATCAACATTATCTGTATCGCCACCCATCCCCATCTGTGTTACTCTCACCTCTGATGTTGCAATTGCTCCGCAAAACGGACATGGCTTAAGTTCTGTCATTATTTTCTCCTTTCCACGGTTCAGGTAACCGCATCCACGCAATAACTTCGTATTCGCCAAACTCTCGTGCAATTCCATTAAGCGAGCGCATAAACCATTTTCCATTAAAAAAACTTGCCTGCGGATAAACAGAGTCTTCAAGTGATACAATGTACTCACCATTCTCTTTCGGTAACCTCTCACTTACTGGAATCCATTCAGTCCAAATTAAGGCTTCAATAGCCATATTAACTGCTTCCAATGATGGACACTCCATTTTCCCTGCAAATAGCTGTAGCTCTTTTATCGCTTCTCTATTTGTCATTAATATTCACCTTCATCTTCTTCCATTAATACTTCTTGAATTACCTTTTGTTGCTTCCATTTAAGTGTATTCCAATCGAGTTCAAAATATTTACATAAGTCGTAATTTTTTGTTCTGTTCCACCCATCGCCGCAATCCCATGAGTTGCGATAAGCGCAATAGTCACATCTTTCCATTATTTTATCCTCTTCTGCGCGGCTCTGGTAATGGCATCCACGCAACTATTTCTGCGCCGGGCCAATTACCCCATCCTTCGCCATCGTTCCAATATTCTGCTATTGATACTTCATAATTGTGATACGGTTCATGCCACAGAATTGTAACGAGTACAGGTCTTGGGTCTTTTGGAAGACGTTCGCTTACTGGAATCCACTCAATTACTTCGGACATTGGACAATCGTCTTGCCTGTATGCACCGCTTGAACCTTGATCTATTTCATCTGGCAATAACGAACAGTAATACCAACTATGGTCTTGAAATTTATAGCACTTATATACACATTCTTCGCAATCTCTTGGCATTTCCATGCCCTTGATTAATATACTCATTCTTCTTCACCATCCTCGTAGTATGGGTCAGGAAGCGGCATCCATGCAGTCACCTTTGTTGCTTCATCCCAACAGCCATCAACCCAAATAAGCCATAGATCTCCAAACAATCCATCAATTAATTTACCAAATTCAATATAGCTGCTATCTGTTACCAATACACGTTCTTCTTTATCCGGCAACCTCTCGTTTACTGAAATCCACTCCCCCGCCGTTTTTCGGACGAATATATGCCCCGATGCATCTTTAATCATCTTGCAATCAAACGTAATGTTCTTGAACTCTACATTTGAAGCGCTTGGATCTATGATGTGGCCTATAATAAACCTGTCCATGTCTGTTTTGCCCTTTACCGTAATCATTCTGTACCACCTCTCACATACTATCATCCTCTGGATTATAGGTTGGCTCATACAAAATATCGTGTTCCTTCTGGTCTACCGCTCGTTCATAATCATAATCTTCTTCGCTTTCTTTTCTCATATATGCTCCACAATTAGGGCAGAAATTTGATAGAATATAAAATCCCCATGAATTTATCTCTGCTTCTTTTTTACACTCAGAACAGCTAAAATGATTATCAATAAAACCGCTAACATCATCTCCGCAAAATTCTGGTATTTTGATCCACTCTCCCATCTTCGACTTTGCAACTTTGTGCAATGCTTCACAAATAGTCGTGTTAACACTCGTACAAAATCCACCAATTGGATCGCAATTACCAAGAGATGTTCGCATATCGCATTTCGGATATTTTTCAATGTTACTCATCTTCTTCACCTCTCAACCTCTCTCCTGAATGGTATAACTCACCTTTGTCATCCTTACTCCGCAATTAGGGCAATAGTTAGATTTATAAAACCTATGAAATTTTCTGCCACACTCCGAACAAGTGTAGTCCCAAAAATCGTTCCATCCGTTTCCTGCATATTCTTCTTTCCACTTCCCTGCCTTCGGCTTAATATGTTCTAACCATTGTTTCACTCTGAATGACTGAATCAGCCTTGAACCATTCGTGTATATTTCTTCCTTATCTGTAAATCCGTACTGTTCTTCGTATTCTTCCCATGTTTCTGGGAACTGCATCATGTCAGCCATTTTTATCTCCTCTCATATCCGCGCCACAATTTTCGCAAAAGTCTGTTTGGTATCCATGTTTTCCACATCTACTACAATAGTAACCTTCTGCAATAGTACCAATGTGAGCGCGCACCCATTCTCCTGTCTTTTGTTCACCATTACATATTGCATTTGCGATTTCCACATTGATTTCTTGTGGTATCTCCGAGGCGTTCTCTATCCATTCTTTATTATATTCTGTAATTTCAATCAGTAATTTCATTATTTTTGCCTTCCATATATGTTCCACAATTAGGACAATAACTATATATATAAGGAACTTTATTATGTACTTTTCCACATACAGGGCATGTTAAACTAATCCAATCATCCCAACCATTACCTTGATGCTCTTTAATCCACTTATTTGTTTTTAATTTCTTTGAAGTGGTTGAATTATTAATATAAACTTTCATTTATTTAACTCCTTTTCTTTTTCTTCTAAAATAATTATAACAGTTTTTTACGTTTGCGTCAAATTTCATTAATGTATTCTGCGGCCGCTCCAAAATTTGACAAGTGCGCGATCACATGATATACTTATATATAGGAGGAGAAAAATGAATCGTTTAAAGTTAGACTTTAGTTTAGAGTCAGCAAAAGATAGAGTTGACTTTATTAATGGATATATAGGACAATTTGAGAATTTAACGCAGAAGGAACTCACAACAATTGAAGAGTATTTGTTGTGGGGAAAAGATGAAGATGGAGTTGCCGTTGGTGCAGGAACTGGATTAGAAACGAAATGGAGCAAACCAAAAGAAGCTGAATCGCTTGATGCAGTTTTAGAAAATCCAGCTTTAGCAAATAGTCAACTGGTTTCATTGAATGACGCTGTCGTTTTAAAAAAGAATAGAGAGGTTTTTAATAGAGCTGAGGCTCGAAAGCGAGCGCCAGATTTTTTGGTTGCAATTTTTGAAGATTTGTGGAGGTTAATTGATGAGACAGAATTAGAGATTAACTTTTATGAAGAGAAAATTGGAAAAAGAAAAAATCCTCCGAGAGATGAGCTAATTAAAAAGTTTACAGATGAAGAAGCTGAACTCATACGTGCGCGCAGCCATAAACTTAATCAATATAGTTATTTAAAATTGAGACATAAGCTGAAAGAATTACGCACAGAACAATTTACAATTAGAGATTCTTATAAACCGAATTTTAATTTAGTACAATCAATTTATAGTCCAAAAGACAAGACTTTTGTTTTTGATTGTGATGTAGAGGTCCTTCCTTTAGGAATAAAAGAGGGGCCAATAGGGAAGCTAATTTTTGATATAAACTTTGACCCTCGCGCCCTCACCGAACAACAACAACAAAAAATAAGTGATTTAATTTGGACAAAGAAAAAAATTGATAAGAATAAAATTAAAATTTTTGATTTTCGAGATTTAGAAATGGTTTATCATTTATATCTTTTTAAAGAAGAATTAGGGGATAGAATTGATAGAGTTACTTATGATCATATAGTTGAAAGTAATTTAGAACAACTGTTAGATACTTTAGCTTTCTATGAATCAATTGCAGATTTAACAGACGTACAAAAAGAAATTTTACATTTAAAAGAAGAAAAAGAGAAAAATGCTGATATAGCCAAATATGTGAATGGAAAATATGGAAAAAGTTATACTGCAAATTATATAAGTACAATTTTTAAACAAAAGATTATTGTAAGAATTAATGAAGCTGTAAAGCTTCATCAAGATACAATAGAAAATTGTTTCTTTGAAGAAAATTATAAAGTTTGTACTGACTGTGGCCGAATTTTACTTTTGGATAGCAGAAATTGGGTTAAGAAATCTAGGAGTAAAGATGGATTTCAGAACAGATGTAAGAGATGTGAACATGAGGCTAGAAAAAAGAAAAAGGAGGACATAAAATGAAGAATGGAAAATATAGTCCTAAAAAACTTATAGAAGAAATTTTAAAGTTAGATGATCCCGTGCAATTTATTGGGATTTGTAAAATTTTAGGAATTGATATATATAAAGAGAAGATTAACGAAGAGGATTCTGATGAGGGCGGCCGAGCCATAGAACCGAAGGAATTCTATGAACTGTGGAATGAGATTTGTGATATTATTGAAGGTATGAATCGAACTCGGCGTCGTAACTTAGGAAGATTGATTTATTCCGCAACTAAAGGAAAAGATAAAGAAGGTGAAGATTAATGCCAGTAAATCCACATTTTGATATAGATTTTGAATCAAAGAAGTGTTTATGCTGCGGCCAGATGAAGGATTCTTTTTCTTTTTTGAGAACTAAATCGTTTATGTATCCGAGCGGATATGTAGATGTATGTGTTGATTGCTTGGGAGAAAGATTAGAAAGAACTGAGTATGACTGGAATGTGATGGATAAGATTTGTCAATATTTAGATATTCCTTTTGAGTCGACAAAGTTTGAAGAGTTACGCTCTACGCACTCTGCGCCCGAGCTATTAAAAGCCTATAATCTAATTTATTTTGGCGATGACTATGATGGAATTGACTGGGGATCATATCAAGAGGCTTATAAAGAGCTTGAAGCTGCTGGTGCCCTCGACGAAGTTGCAGTCCCAGGAATTTCAGATGAGCGTCGGCATAAATTACAAGAAAAGTGGGGTTTCAACTATGACGATGAAGCCTTAAATTATTTAGAAAATTTATATGATGGACTTTTATTAACTCAAAATATTAATGGCGCTTTACAAGGTGACCAGGCATTAAAGATATGTAAAATGTCTTATGAAATAGATTGTAGAATAAGAGAAGGAGTTGATTTTGATAAGTTATTAGCTTCTTATGACAAGTTAGTTAAAACAGGTGAATTTACTCCGAAGAATGTAAAAAATGCTAGCGACTTTGAATCAATGGGAGAACTATGTCGTTGGCTTGAAAAGAAAGGATTTGTTAATCAATTCTATGATGGAGAAACTAGAGATGTAGTTGATGAGACTATAAAGAATATACAAAGTTGGAATCAGAGGCTTTATACTAATGAAAGTGGTATAGGCGATGAAATTAATCAACGTATACAATCTTTGAAGATTGCGGCCGAGCTTGAATCGTACTATGATGTAAATCCTGATGTAGATGATTATGATAACTATGAAAATGAAGGGTTCGAGCAGTTATTTAAAGATGAAGAATTTGCAGTAGACCTCAATGAAGGAGGTGATTAATTGCAAGAGAAAAGAAGAAAAGTTATATTATCTCATAAGCAAGAAATGGTAGATAATAATAATGATTTTATTGAACGTGCAGAGCGCGATGGAATAGAATTAGAAAAAGGTGCAGTTATTACCAATGAATATTTAGAAAGAAATCGCACTAACTTAGAAAAATGGATCAATTATTTTACTGCTTATCCAGATATATATTTAGATATTATACGTCCAGCTGATTCTGAATTTTCTTTATTCTTCTATCAAAGAATGACGCTGCGTGCGCTTATGCGATTTAAAGATGTGTTTATAACTGCGCCCCGTGCGTTTTCAAAATCATTTATTACTATCTTAGCTTTCTTTTTACAATGTGTCTTTATTCCAGGTCGAAAGGTTTTTATTTGTGCTAATACTAAACAGCAGGCGGCACAAATTACAAAAGAAAAACTTTATGAAATTTTTGACCATTGGCCACTTTTAAAGAAAGAAGTAATGGGATATGAATTAAAAGATTATCCAGGCAATTATGGAAAGGACTATGTACAGTTAAGATTTAGAAATGGTTCGGTTCTTGACGTTGTACTTGCAGGCGACGCTGCTCGTGGCGGCAGAAGACACGGCGGCATGATTGATGAGATTCGTGATGGTGATGAGGAAGCTATAAACTCTGTAGTTATTCCACTTGTAAACGTCTCTCGTCGTTTACCAAATAATACAGTTAATCCAAAAGAACCAAATCAGCAAATCGTTGCTACTACTTCTGCTGGTAGTAAAACCTCTTTCTCATATGAAAGATTAATTGATACTTTTGAAAATGCTATTATTGATCCAGATCATGCTTTTATGTTTGGATGCGATTGGCGGCTGCCCGCCATGCATGGACTTATTGATAAACAATATATTAATAAATTAAAAATGAGTCCTTCATATAATGCTGAATCTTTTGCTACTGAATATTTGAGTCTATGGCAAGGTTCTAGTGAAGATGCATGGTTTTCTTATGAAAAACTTTCTAAATATAGAAAAATAAAGAATCCAGAAATGCACGCAATTAATAGACCGGAATCTGAACAATTCTACTTAATATCAGTGGACGTGGGCAGAATTTCTGACCAAACCGCTGTCTGTGTACTTAGAGTTAATATTGTGAAAGGAAAATTTTATTCTACTTTAGTTAATTTAATTGTTTTAGGAAGAACTCCTTTAACAAAACCTTTTACTGTTCAGGCTGTTGACTTAAAGAAAATTATCTTAGATTATAACCCAAGAGAGGTTGTAATAGATACTAATGGTTTAGGAGTTGGCTTAGCTGATGAAATGATTAAGCCGCAATATGATGAAATGGGAAATTCACTTCCAGCTTATGGTTTCATTAACGATGATAACTACAAAGCAATTCAACCTAAAGATGCTCCTAAAATTCTTTACGGAATTAAAGCCAATGGACCATTAAATTCTAAAATTCACGGAAATTGTTATTCACGTTTAACAGGCGGCCTAGTTCGTTTTTTAATTAAAGAGCAGGAAGCAAAGAGTGCTTTGCTTGCTACTAAAAAAGGACAAAAAATGACAGTAGAACAACGTGTTATACGTCTAATGCCGCATGAGATGACAACTAAATTATTTGAAGAAATGGCTAATTTACGATTAAAGCGTACTGGCGCGAGCTTGGACATAGTTCTTGAACGAATTAATTCTCGTTTTCCTAAAGATAAATATTCTAGTTTTTCTTATGGACTGTGGAGAATTAAAGAACTTGAAGAAGAATACTATAAGACAAGTCATCGTAGGCGCGCGGGTAATCGACAATTGGTATTCTTCTCAGGAGGAAAATAATGGATGAACAAAAAGATGTATTAGCAACCTTTACTAAAGCAATAAGTGGCATGGTTGCTAAGAACGAATCATCCTATAATTCAACACGTTGGGGAAGGATTACAAGAGAGAGGGTTAGAGATTATAGCTTAGAAGAAATAGAAAGAATTATTGAATCTAGCTCTCTTAATTCACAAATTATTCTTTCTCGTAATTATTTTATGAAAGGTGGGTTTTATCAAAGATTATTACTGCACTATGCTACTTTGTTGAAATATGTAAGTTTATTAATTCCTAATCCAGGTTTTGGTAAAAATCTCTCCGAATCGTATATTTCTAAAAAGTATTATAATGCAGTTAACTTTATTGATAATGCCAAGTTGCCTAAACTTTTTACTCATATAGCAATTAAAACTTTACGTGATGGTTGTTATTATGGGGTGATTCAAGAGGTAACAGATAAATCAATTTCAATATTAGATTTGCCTATCTTTTATTGTCGTTCACGCTTTAAGGATAAAGAAGGTAATGATATAGTTGAATTTAATGTTACGTATTTTGAAACAATAACTGATAAAGATTTTCGTAAGAAAGCTTTGGCGGCCTATCCAAAAGAAGTTGTAAATTGGTATAGACGGTATAAAGCAAGAAAAACTAATGATCCATGGTGTTATATTTCTACTGAAACAGGAATATGCATGTCATTAGTTGATGATAAGCCGATTTTCTTAAATATTATTTCTGCGGAATTAGAATATGATGATGCGAAAGAGATTAATAGAGAAAGAGACTTAGAAGAAATTAGAAAGATTTTAGTTCAACACATTCCGCATTTACCGGATGGTGGTTTATTATTTGAACCAGATGAAGCATTAGAAATGCATAAGGGCGCGGTAGATATGACTAAGAAAAATGAAAATCTTAGTGTACTAACAACCTATGCAGATGTGGATGCAATTGTTTCTAAAACTTCTAATGATAATGCTTTAAATTCGGTCGATAAAGCCCTAGCTAATATTTATGCTACGGCTGGTTCAAGTAGTCAGCTTTTTGGTACAGAATCTAATCTATCATTAAGTACTTCTATTACTAATGATATGGCATTAATGATGATACTGGCGCAAAAGCTAGAAAATTTTATTACTTCGATTATAAATAACAAATTTGGAAATTCTAATGTTACTTTTACATATAAGATTTTGCCAATATCACATTATAATCAAAAAGACTATGTTGAAACTAGTTTAAAGTTGGCAAACTCTGGTTATAGCTTCTTGCTTCCAGCGCTTGCTTTAGATATTTCTCAACGTGAATTAAGTAATATAAAAGATTTAGAAAATAACGTTTTAAAATTAAAAGAAAAACTTCAACCGTTAAGCACTGCTTTTACGGAAACAGGAAATGTAGGACGTCCTGCAAAAGATGCACAGGATAAGAGTGCAAAAACAATCGCTAATGAGGAATCGTTAGATCATGGAGGTTCTAATTAATGGATAAAGAGAAAGACAACTTAACAACTTTTTCTCTTTCTGTTTATGGTGATGTTACTAGTTATAATGAAGTTTTATCGAAAGCAAGATGTAGAATTTTTTATGTAGGCGCGAATCGTAATGGCACTTTTATCACAGAGGAATTTGCTGAAAAATTAGTAGCAACTCTTCCATATGTTCCCGTTAAGGGAATATATGATACTATGAAGGATGATTTTACAGATCATGGAAGAGAAAGATATGAAGGTCGTATTTATGGTATTGTGCCAGAAAATCCAAATTTTGCATGGGAAAAACATCTTGATGTAGATGGGGTAGAAAGAACGTATGCATGTGCAGATGTTTTTCTTTTTACTGGACTTTATAAACAAGAAGCTTTTGATATAATTGACAAATCACAATCTATGGAATTATATGCTGACTCTATTGAAGGAGAGTGGCAATATATTAATGGAAAGAGGTTTTTCGTTTTTACTGAAGGGCGTTTCCTGGGATTACAAGCCTTGGGAGAAGATTATGAACCTTGTTTTGAAGGCGCATCATTCTACACTTTAGTAGATTCTGTAAAAACTTTAATGGATGATTTAGGAAAAACTAATATCTTTCAAAAGCAAGAATTAGGAGGAGAAAAAAACATGAATTTTAAACTTTCTGATAATCAGAAGTATAATATGATTTGGACTCTTTTAAATCCTAACTTTAATGAAGAGAATGGTTATGTTATGGACTACGCCGTTTGTGACGTATATGATAACTATGCTGTAGTTTTCGGATTTAAAGAACAGGCATACGAGAGAGCTTATTATACAAAAAATGATGAGACAGATTCTCTCACCGTTGATAAAATGGAAAGTTGCTATATTATTGATGTCAATGAAGAAGAGAAGCGTGCGCTTGACGTTCTTCATGCAATGAATAGCGATACTTATGAGAAGGTTGATGAGGTCGTAACTGGATTACAGAATAAAGTTGAAGAATTTAACTCCAAAAAAGAAGAGATGGATTCTACAATTGCGACTTTACAACAGGATAAAGAAAAATTAGAGGCTGATCTAGCAACAGCAACAGAGAATTATACAAAGTCTTTAGAGACAATTGAAACTCTTGAAAATGAGGCGGC